GTATTGATTTATGTTTTTTTTAAACTCACTTGGTTTCATATCACCATAATCACCTACTTTAACTGTTTTTGTCATTATGATCCTGGGTAATAAGCTTTTGGTGTAATGTATGTACTAGATGCAGATCCGTCTTCTGCCAACGCTCTAGCAAATTCATCCTCGTAAGCTAACTTCATGGGTTGCATTAGTTGTGGTTGATACTTTTGTGAAAGATAATATGAAAGACCTGATATCATACAAGGCACAAATCTAAACGGTACGTCCGTTGCATTTGTATAATCACCAATATCTTGAATTCTTTTTATGTAATAGATATGCATATCTTTTGATGCATTAGATGAATCTGGTGTTGGATAGATATGTATTCTAACTTTATCAATAAATCTTTCTACCCAATATTGATTAGGTGTACCTTTAGATAATTTATTAGAAAAACCTGCATAAGTAGATCTATCTACTTTTGTCATCGGTGAATCTGATTGTGTGGTTTGAGTTCTATTAGATCTTAATTGTGCTTCAAGGACATCGGATATTCCATAGACACCGCTTGGTGTTGATGTTGCACTTGTGCCATCATCACTTGATCTAAAAAAATCATAGTCTGATTGACCTTCAATTAAATCAATATTAAGATCTGCTATTTCCCAATAGTGAATACCTCTATTACCCCACTCTTGAAATAATATATTTAAAGATCTTCTTGCTGATTTTATTTGATAGCCAGCTACAGAATTTAATCCAATACGTTCAAAAGACTCTTCTATAATTTCGTCAATAGAAAAAGTTCTGTCGAACGTTGCTGTTCCCGAAGTTGTATTAGCCATTTAAACTCCTACGATTCGTAAACTTTAATCCATTCACAAACAATTGTACCTGTATCTCCTGCTGCGCAAGCTGGTAAAACAACATTTACATCTCCTGTAAAACCTGTTGCTTCAGTGTTTTTTAATCCACCAAAAGATGAGTAATCATATTCCATTTCACCTGCTACAGTTTGAAATACGACATCTGTGTCAGCGTCCCATTGCATTCTAATTGCATCTGCGGGTGCTGTTACAGAAACGTTAAAACTAACTTTGTTAAGTCTTACAGTTTTGCAAGTTTTACCATTGTTTGATGCTAATTCAGAAACATCAACTATTTTAGTTGTGCTTCCAGAGTTATCAGAAACTACATTGTAGTGAGTGATTAGTTTTTTTGATCCGTCAAATACAGTTGTATTTAATACTGTGTCTGCCATGTTTTTGTCCTCCTTTTAAAGGACGCCTGCATTACCAGGCGCCCCGAGTTAATTATTACGCGTCTGCGTATGGTGTTACTATTG